TTAAATCGAATTCCAGACCAAATGAGTAGTTATGATTTTTTCTGATAACAGAAGTGGACATAGAGTAGTCATTGATTCATATAAGAAAGGGGATGATGCATATCAATGGTGTTCAGATAATCTTCCATTGTCAGAGTGGACAGTAGTCCAAGATGAGAATGCAGAATCGTTTTATTTTGAGGAAGAACAATATGCTCAGAATTTTTTATTAGTGTTTGGCGGAAGGTATTATAAACATGGCGGCTAAGTTACCACTAAATGATGTATTAAATGCAATTGATAGAAAAGATTTCAATTGGTATTCTAATATTTGTGATGAAAAAAAGAAAGCATGGGGAAGTTGGTTGTTTATACGTTATGCGAGTGCTACTAAGGGCAAGGATAAGGAAGAAACATTACTCAATACAAATGAGTTTGTGAACAAATATTATGGTGATATCTACAAGCACGATGAATTAGTTTGGAAGTTAATGTGTCTGACGGGTACAGGTAAGAAACAAAATCATGAGTGGATTAAACCACCAAATGCGAAGATAAAGAAAGATACAATATCACAGTTCATATCAGAAACATATCCTACCATGAATGGTGATGAGATAGAATTGTTTCAGAAAATGAACAATGTAGAGGATATGAAACAAATGGCAGTCGATATGGGTATGACTGATAAAGAGATTAGTGAAATTTTTGAGAAAAAGAAAGCAAAAAGGAAAAAGAAAAAGTAAATGTTTGAATGTCAATATTGCGGATCACAGTTTAAGTCTGAAAGGACTATAATGGTCCATGTCTGCGAACCTAAAAGGCGATACTTGAATAAAGATGAAAAATATTCAAGACTGGCGTTTTATGCTTATGATAGATTTTATGATTTGACACAGGCAGTAGGCAATAAATCATTTGACGATTTTGTAAAAAGTAAGTTTTATTTGGGGTTTACTAAGTTTGGAAAGCATATAATCAACATAAATGCAGTAAATCCTGAAGATTTTGTTGACTTTGTTATACGAAATAGTGTAAAATTAGATAGATGGTGTTCAGATTCTGTATATGAAACGTATATACAGGAATTAAATAGAAAAGAATCAGCCGATAGAGCAGTAGAACGTAGTATATTATTAATGCAAAAATGGGGTGGAGAGTATGACAGACCGTTTAGTAGATTTTTTAAAGAAGTTAGTAAACCACTGGCAATACATTATATTACGTCAGGACGACTTAGTCCTTGGGTTATTTTTAATTGTGATTCTGGTGCAGAATTAATTGATAGTTTCTCTGACAACGAACTAAATATTATTAATGAATATTTAGAACCATCGTTTTGGACAAGAAAATTTAATACTAGACAAGAAGATGTTCAATTTGTAAAAATGATATTAGAAAAGGCAGAAATATAATGGCAACTAAAAGAGAAACGCACAAAACTGGTAATTTGATAATACAGAAAGACCCAGAAACAGGAGAATTGTATTTAGAATTGCCTCAAAAAACATTAAATAGATTGGGTTGGAATGAAGATGATGAACTAGAATGGATAGAGAATCCAGATGGAACTTGGCAAGTAATAAAAGTGGAGAATAAGAAATGAATCCAGATGATTTAGACACAACATATAGTATTGATTATGATGATGTTACTGTGACATTAGATGACAATATATGGAATGATCCTAGAGATATCGATGAATCAATCAATGTTAGATTGGCGACAATAGAAAAACGTCTTTCGATTTTAGTACCAGATAGTAAGTTACTAGAAAAATATGAGGTATTACAAGGATTGTATAGTCAATATAAAGCCGCAGAGGCACTATTAGATGGACCAGATCCGGAGCAAATGATATGAAGAATAGAAAATATACTTGGGATGGAGTAGAAGAAGCAGTCAATTCAATTGCAATGCAAATGTTTAAAGATGAGTGGCGTCCAGATTACATCGTGGGCATAACACGAGGTGGATTAATACCAGCAGTTCTTCTTTCACATACTACTGATATTCCGATGCACACATTGTGTGTTCAATTAGAGTCTGATGGGTTAGAAGAAAATACAGAATCTAATACTTGGATGGCTGAAGATGGATTAATAGAGAAGAAAAAAGTTCTAATTATTGACGATATTAATCGGGGTGGAGACGCAATCGATTGGATTATGAATGATTGGCATTCGAGTGTTGCTGGTGTTATTTCAGATGATGATGCTTGGCATAATAATATAAGATTTGCATCATTGATTGATAATCCTAATTCTAAAGTTCCAATGGACTATTGTAATGATGAAATTGACCTGGACGAGGAGGGCATTTGGGTGGAGTTTCCGTGGGAGAGTTAATAAGTCGAAATCCCAAAAGAACGCAAGAAAGACTATCGAGCCTTCGTTCTATTGTCAAACCCAAGAAACCTAAAAGACGATTTCCATCAGATTTTAATAACGAGGAATACTTAGAATGGACTTCTATTTCTTCTGACAATGTAGATTACGAAATAACTCCATTAGTAAAAGGAGCAGGTCGTCTGGGAGAATTAGTAGATTGGTGTGATGATAATTGTAGTAAATTATATATTATAGGAAAAGCCAATAAAATATATTTTGAAGATGAAAATGATGCGGCAATGTTCGCGTTGGTATGGAAATGAATATAGTAAAAACTGATATTGACATTGATGTGATTGATAGGGAATCGTTATTGGTTCATTTCAAACATGTTCCTGCGATTATTAAGAAAAAAGATAACACTTATGATAAACATAATAGTGGTGTGTATCTTCAATCTATTCCGTGTGACCAGTTAACTGGACTCTCATCAATTGATTATAAGGAAGCAGAAGACCGCGGATATTTCAAGTTAGACTTTCTTAACAATAGTTTGTATGAAGGTGTGCGTGATGAAGCCCATCTCGACAGTCTAACGACTCAAGAACCGATATGGGATTTGTTACAACACGAAGATGTTGTTAAAAATCTGGCACATGTTCATAATCATATTAATGTATTGAATGTTTTGAAACCAACGAGTATTGTAGAATTAGCAGAAGTTCTAGCAATCATTCGACCAGCAAAAAGACATCTCTTAAACGAGAGTAAATCAAAAATTAAAAAAGAAGTGTGGGTGAAACCAACCGATGGTTCTTATTATTTTAAGAAAGCACATGCAATTGCCTATGCTGTAAGTATTGTGGTTCAACTTAATCTATTTTGCGAACAAGTTGAACAGAACGCCGTTTAATTCTCTTTTGAATAATATTCGTTAAACTGGTTTCTGGTCCCCATAGCACTTCACAATCTTTAGAATTCATATTTAGAATACATCCTCTGAACGGCTCTATCTGTGTTTTTAGAAATAAATTTATAGGAATTAACCTGTTCGACTCCCACCACCATTGTTCACCAAGTTCTATGAAATGTTTTCTTGCTTCCGCAGAATCGAGCATTTCAAAGTTATACATTGATGTTATTGTGGTGTCGCTGTTTATGATGATTCCGAGATATTCTGTATATTCTTTTTTATTTCCATATTTAACACAGGAAAAGAACGGATAGTTATCTTGTAGCCATTGTATCTTATCTTCGTCTATCATAGAATATATTTATCAATTTAAAAATCCATCGTCTGGAAGATAAATACTACTATGATAAATTTTAACTTATACCAATACCAACGAGAAATAGAAGTTGTTGTCTTGGACGCTGACAACAATACAACTATGACTCAATACCTGGGGAATATGCCAATGTATGATAACGCACACAAACTACACAAGGGTATCGATAATACTCTTAGATTTAAATTTAGGGATACAGATAGAAAATCTATAGACCTTACAAATAAAACTGTTATATGGAAAATGTATGACAGAGAATCGAGAGAGAATGTTTTATTTCGATATTTGACACTGACGAACGCAACGAAAGGGATGGAATGTTAGAGATTCCAACTTCTGACACTATATTACTTCCAGAAGGATTTTATCAGTTCGCAATGTATACAGTCGAAGACGGTGTAGAGCAAATAATTTATACTGATACAAATGACAATGCTCATGGAGTTCTTGAAGTATTAGATGATGTCTATCCTGAGTTCGAAGATTCACAAGAAACAGCAACATTCTTTGATGATGGCACTAAGTTAATTTCAACAGTATTTGATGGTGCTGGTAACACTATTAAATCAAAATCAATACACACATTCGCTGTGTATTATAGCGGATTTACAGGAGTTATAAAAATAGAAGGTGACTTGAGTGAGCAACCTAGTACATCAGACCAAGATTGGTTCGATTTAACTCCAAGACTTATGTATGATCCAGATATTACAATCAATAACGAAACTGGAGTTCAAGGATATGTCATACAAGCCAACGTTAATTGGATGAGAGTATCACATCTTAATACAGCCACTGGCACCGTAGATAAAATTTTGATGAGAAACTAACTACATAATCACTTGACTTTTACACTCCAATGTTGTATTATAACAACATGGAACTTCAACAAACGGTTTATCAATTCATTCCCGGTAAGACAAGACAAAGTTCAGGCGGTTGGCTGAGTTTTAATTGTCCGTGCTGTATCGACCAGGGAGAATCTCGTGGCGATACGAGAATGAGAGGTGGATTAAAGACCGAGGGCGATTTAGTATCATATCATTGTTTTAATTGTGGTATTACAGCATCTCATAGAAAAGGTCACGTTATAAACAAGAATTTTGTCAAGTTTATGAGATTACTAGGCGTACCCGAGAGTGAAGTAAAAAGATTACAAATTGAAAGTATAAGAGAAAAAGAATTATCCGATGGACCGTGGGTATTTGCATCAAAGACTCAAACGACAAGAATTCCATCATTTCCGGGTATGAAATTGCCCGAGAACTCGGAATTGTTAGATGATATTATAAATAAAGAGACTCCACCAGAGGGTGCGATTATGGCTGCTAAATATCTATTAGATAGAGGTGTATATGACTTCGTTGATACATATTGGAGTAGTTCATTTGGATTTAAGAATCGTATTATATTTCCATTCACACAGGGTGATAGGATTGTAGGTTATACAGGCAGAGATGTCACAGATAAATCAGAATCTAAATATATGACGAAGCAACCAAAGAATTTTTTATATAATTCTGATAAGATAAGAGAAGATAAAGAGTTTTTAATTGTAGTTGAAGGAACGATTGATGCGGCAGTACTAGATTGCGTTGCAATAATGAGTAACGAAGCATCACAGAAACAAATTGATTATATTAATCAGTTTAAAGGGGAAGTAATTGTGTGTCCCGATAAAGATAGTGCAGGAAAGAAGTTAATATATCAAGCACAAGAGAATGGTTGGAGTGTTTCATTTCCAATCTGGGAAGAACATATTAAAGATGCGGCAGATTCAGTAAAAGAATATGGAAAATTGTATACGTTAAAATCAATTGTTGATGGGCGTATAAGTAATAAAACGAAAATAAGTGTGAAAACACGAATAATGTAACATAATTAAACTCAAGGTAGCGGGTGAGCCAAACGACCGCACTAAAAAGCGTAGGAGAAGTAATGGAAAAAGATATAAGATATAATGTAATACCAGAACCACAAGAAGCACCACCAGTTCCACCTCCACCACCAATGCCGATGCCACCAGCACCACCAAAGGCGCCAGGTGAGTTTTTGAGAGAGAATGGGGTGTTGCACATGGATAAAGAATTTAATCAGGAAAACTGTATGCCATTAGTTAAGATGATTATGGAATACAATTTAATGCCAGAAAAAGAGGCACCAAATATTATTCATTTATACATTAACAGTCCTGGCGGATATGTAGATAGTTGTATGCATTTGATTGATATCGTCAAGCAATCTCGTATTCCAGTATATACATACGGGATGGGTTCAATTGCATCATGTGGTGTTATGTTGATGATGGCTGGTCAAAAAGGACATCGCTATCTGACACAAAATACAGCAGTTATGTCACACGAATTTAGTGGCGGAACTCGAGGTCAATATCACGATATGCTAGATGCACAATCCCATATGGAATGGACAAATCAAAAACTTCTTGAACATTATATGAAATGTACAGGAAAGAAAGAACCATACATTCGTAAGCATATGTTAGCACCAAAGACAGACCATTGGTTAACACCAGAAGAAGCAGTCAAACACGGAATTGCAGATAAAGTTCTTGAGACATATTAGTCTTGACAAACTGGTAATAATTTTGTATAATATAGTAATAACTCTAGGTAAATAAATGTCAGAAGTCAAAAATTATTCCGCAGATTTGCAGAAATTATTCGTTCAGTTTATGATGACCGATCCTCAGTTGTTCACGAGGATTATGGGAATTGTTGATGACCGACATTTTGATAGAGAAGTTCGTGAGGTTGTAAAATATATTATTTCATATAGCAACGAATATCAGAGTATGCCGACAGTTGAAATGATAAAAGCAGAAACTGGGCAAGTAATAGAAATACTTGATAACATAGAACAACATAGTGACTGGTTTATAGATGAGTTTGAAACATTCTGTAGACACAAAGCAATTGAACGAGCAATCGTTAATAGTGCAGATTTACTTGAAGAAGGTAGATACGGCGAAGTAGAAACAACTATCAAAGATGCAGTTCAGATTGGATTAACACGGTCTTTGGGTACAGATTATTTTGATGACCCGAGAAAAAGACTTGAACACTTGAAAGATAATAATGGACAAATTACTACAGGTTGGAAAGATTTAGATAATAAACTTTACGGTGGTATCAATCGAGGCGCAGTAACCATCTTTGCTGGTGGTTCAGGTTCAGGTAAATCATTATTCATGCAGAATTTGTGTTTGAATTGGGCACAGATGGGAATGAATGTTGTTTATGTTACCTTAGAATTATCGGAAGAGTTATCCGCAATGCGTATTGATGCAATGGTAACTGACCGTAGTACCAGACGAATTTTTAAAGAACTTGATGATGTCGAATTACAAGTTAAGACAGTTGGTAAAAAATCTGGAATGCTTAGAATTAAATATCTTTCATCAGGTTCAACAATTAATGATATACGTTCGTATCTGAAAGAACTTCAAATCGTAACAGGAAAAACAGTTGATTGTGTATGTGTCGATTATTTAGACCTTGTGATGCCGATAACAAAAAAGGTTTCTCCGAGTGACTTGTTTATTAAAGATAAGTATGTTACAGAAGAAATGCGTAACTTTTCTATGGAAACACAGACAATATTTGTTACAGCATCTCAATTAAATCGTTCAGCAGTAGAAGAAATTGAGTTTGACCACTCTCATATTGCTGGTGGTATTTCTAAAATTCAAACTGCTGACAATGTTATTGGTATCTTTACAAGTAATGCAATGAGAGAACGAGGTCAATATCAACTCCAATTATTAAAAACACGAAGTTCAAGTGGCGTTGGTTCTAAAATAAATCTCGTATTTGATAGAGATAGTCTAAGAATTAGCGATTCAGATTTAGATGATGATGATTTAGCAGTCGGAACACAAGATTCACAAACTTCAAAGGTAATGGACACGTTAAAAAGAAAAAGTACCATTACAGGCTCTAATGATACATCATCTGCTATTCCACCAGAGAAATCAGAGTCAGCCATCAACCTTCGGGCTATGGTAAAGTCAAAAAAGTCCAATCCATTTGATGATAATTGATAAA